TCGAAGCCCAGCGTCTGGCGAGACATGACGCCCTTCTTGTACTGCTCGCCGATCTGCGCCTGCGGGTTGAAGAGGCCCGTCAGGTTGCCGACCATGGAGGCTTGGGACCACTGATCCAGGCACAGGTAGCGATTGCCGTCACGCGGCACCGCCTCCGAGTCCAGCCACGCGCCAGCTTGCAGGAAGGGCGTAACGGTCGTCGGGAGCGTGCCCGGGGTGCCGGTGATGTTGAAGAAGCTGTTTCGCATCGCAATCGACAGGTCATAGTCGATGCGGTTGGCGATGGTGGCAATCTTCGGCTTGAGCACGCGGGTGCTGAACATGTCCATGGACAGCAGCAGATCCGACGTGATGAACTGCGTATCGACGTGGAATTGCGTCGTCAGCGACACCGGCACCGAGCCTTCTTGGAAGTCCTCGACGTTCAGGGCGGGGCCTGCGGTGCCACGGAAGCGGGCCGGACGGCGCACGTTTACCGTGTAGCCGATCTTGGCACCATCGATGCCGAATTTGTCGTCGTACTCGCGGTTCACCTTGTCCGCGAGCACAAGCTCGTTCTCCAGAATCATCAGCGACTCATTGGTGATGTCGCTGATATTGAGAAGTTGGTTACTCATTTCCTAGCTCCAAACATGGAAAAGCCCTCCGAAGAGGGCTGTTGACTGTTTGGCTCCCAACGGCGCGGATGTTAGCCGCGCTTTTCCGCCTGTCGTCGGCGCCTGTATTCCTCGTAGCTGCTGCTGGAACTGCCAGTCGCACTCGGAACACTCTTCACCGGCTCGATGGGTGGAGGAGCCTTGCTCTTTTGCACCTTGGGCGTCTCCTTCTCGGGGTCTGCCTTCGGCTCGGGGTCTTCCCGCTCGATTTCCGCCAGGTCGCGCTCAAGGGCTGCAACCCGCTTGATGGCTGCAAGCGTCTTCATCTGTGCGAGGCGCTTGGCCTCGTCCGGGTGAAGGGCCAGGAAGTACGCGATTTGCGGCCCCTGCTCGCTCTCCAAGATGGCTTGGTGAACGTGGTTAGGAACCTGCACTTCCGATTTACCGATCACGTCGGCGTAGTCGGGGAGTACCTTCATCGCTGCGTCCTGCCGCTTGGTCCAATTGGCCGCGATTTCCGCCTGTTCGGCTTCAATGCGCGCCTGCTCCTGCTCCTGCTCGCGACGGCGGATGGCCTCCTTCGCCTTCCAGTCGCTCAGCGCCTCGATGTACTCGTCTTCGCTGGTGTACTGGGAGCGCAAAGGCCGATCACCAGCCTCCATGGGCTTGGCAGTGGCGGACATCGCCCGGATGCGGTCTTCAAGCTCTCGCGCCTTGCGCTCGGCGGCCTCAGCTTTCTCCTCGGCCTCCCTGCGCTTGTTCGCAAGCTCTTGAATGCGCTCCTGAGGCGACTTCTTCGGCTTGGATTCCCCTTCCTTGTTGCCCTCACCATCCGGCTTCTTCTCCGGATCGGGCTCTGACGCGGCCTTTTGCGTGGTCAGGTTGGCAAGGATCGTCTCTTGCGTGGTTACGCGAGACTTAGACGCTTCACGCGCGTCAGTCGTGTTCGCTGTTTGGACAGCATCGGTCATGGATAACGTTCCAGAAACGAAAAAACCCGCCGAGATTGCTCAGGGCGGGCTCGCCAGTGGGCCGACTGGCAGCGGTTCGGGGCGTAACGTGCCCCAGTCCGGGTTATTGGGTGGTCGGCCGGTTGTTGTTCGGCATACCGTGTTGCTGCGCCTTCTGGCGCGCGATCTTTTCGTTAGCCTCCAGCGTGGCGAACGTCTCTACCATGCTGGTGCGGTTGTCCTGCGTGTTCATCGACACATCGGCGTTGATGTCGCGCTGCTGGCGGCGATCCTCGCCCGCTTCCTTGATGCGCAGGCGCTCAGTTTCCGCGTCTTCCTTGAGCATGTCGCGCACCGTGGTGGCGTGCTCCTTCTCCTGAAGGCCAACAAGCTTCGCCTCTTTCTCTTGCTGGAGCTGCTGGGCAACCTGCTTGTATTGCTGCATTTGCGTGAGAATGCCGGCCACGAACTTGCGCACTTGCGGGTCCATGTCCTTCGGAAGCTGCTTCTCGGCCTGCGCCGCCGGGATCATCGAGGCGACACGATCCGCCAAAGCGTCCATACCCGGGGCGTCAAACTGGCGGATGATGAGGTCCCCCCCGACGCTCGCAATCTGCGGGAACGCCTTCAGCAGCTCCAGCATCGCATCGCGCGCCTCCATGCGCCTGGTGTCGTAGCCCGGGCCTGTGTCCATCACAACGTCGTACTTGCCGCCGGTAACGTCGTTGAGCACCTTGCCGATGGCTTGCTCGTTGATCGTCACCGAATCGGGCGTGCCATCTTCACCAAGGATGCGAATCACCCGCTGGGTGTCGTAGTAGTGCGGGATCAGGTCGTCCAGCACAATCCCGGTCGCCCGGATGGAGCGGGTAAGGTTGTCGTAGAAGTGGTAGTTCGACAGGTCAGACTGCTTCTGCCGGTTCGCCACCATCACGCCGGACGTTTCCTGGCCATCAGCCCCTAGAGCCGGGTCGAACATGCCGGCTACCGCCTTCAGGTCTTCGCTCGCCATCATGGCGGCGTTTACCTGTGCTGCGGGAACGGCTTGTGGCTGCTGGCGCTGAGGAGGCGGTACAGCATTTCCCTGCTCATCATTTATTGGCTTGTAGACGAGGCGGCTGTAGTTCTTGACGTTTGCCGCGTTCCACTCGTCTTCATACCCTTCGACCTGCCCCTCTGCGATGACCCAAGGAGCCTTAGGAGCAAGAGCGACAAACTCCGTCTCCATCGTCCGCCAGAAGTTGTACATCTTCTGCGGGTCCTTCAGCATGCGGACCATGCCATATCGGACCACTTTGCCAGCGTCAACGAGTTCCGCGCCATAGACCGGAATCACCCCGAGGAACCGACCAGGGAGGTCGCGCTTATCAACCTCCTCGGCTCCGCTGCACAGGGACCACCGAAGCTGAGTCTTCATGGACTGGCGGCGATCAATGACGATCAGGCCGCGCCCCTTCAACTCCTCCTCACTCTCCACGTCCGCCCACTGGCTGGAGCCATCGGACAGTCGCCATAGCTCGGTTGGCTTCTGCTCCAGGCGAATGAACTCGATCAGCATGATCTCGTCCTTCGTCGGGATGTCGTCCCCGGGGCCCACCAGAGTCCAGCTACTGACCTTCTTGCCCGGGTACTTGGCGCTGAACTCCTCCTTGCGCATCTTCCCCGTGATCGCGCAGCGCGTGGCATCCAACCCATCCGGCTCGATGCTAGACGGGTCGAAGTACACAGAGAATGGGTTGCGGATGCGCTTGATGCACAGGTCCTGCTCCCAACTGGTGGGCTCGCTGTACTCCGACAAGATGCGCCAATAACCCCAGCCCATGCGCACCTGGTAGTCCGCCCCAGTGTCGTAAGCCGCTTCCGCGTTGCTCTGAACCTCGATGTGCCGGATCAACCCCTGCCGCACCTCGGCCTGGCTCTTGGTGGCGTCAGCAACCGGATGCACCTTGATCCGGGGGCGCTGCTGGCGCATGTTGTTCACCACCGAGCGAACGAACGTGTCCGTCTTGTTGATGGTGAGACACGGGCGGCGGTCTAATTCACGCTGCTGCTTGATATTGGAGGGCCACTGGTCGCCAGATGCGAACTTCAAGTCCTCCTGTGCCGCCACTCGGTTTGACGACTCCGCGTCGATGGCGAGCCGCATGAAGTCTTGCAGCTGCTGGATTACGGTCTTTGCCATGCTCAGCCCATCCAGCCATCAGACATCACAAGGCGAGGCGTGTGCTTCTTCTTCTCGCCCTCATCCTTCTTGGCTGTCTTCACCAGACCCGGGAACAGTTCGGCCAGCACCCAAAACCAAGCATCAGCCCGGTTGGGAGAGTTCTCCCCCAAGTAGCCGTAAGTGCTGAATGCGGTCATTTCGTCCTCTAGTTCCCTGAAGTCGCCTGCGTGCCTGATCTTTCCTTGCTCGTACAAGGCGCTGAAAGGCTCTGCCCGCTGCACCTTTCCCCGAGAGGCGGTTACCTTCTTCACAGTGGGGCGCACGCCCTCTGCGGCCGCGGCTGAGCGGATGGTCTGCATCACCATCTCGCCGCCATAGTTCGTCTCTCCGACAATCGCGTCGCCTTCGTGGCGCTGCCATGCACTGACTGCGATGCGCCCCCACGTTGCGGGGCCGGCTTTGACCGTGCAGTCCTCCAGCAGGTAGGCGTTTCCATCTGTGCCGAGGCCGCCGACCACGATGCCGATTGCGTCGTTGTCCGCGTTGTCCACATCACCAGAGCCGGATGGGTCAACGCCCACCACAACCCGCACCATTTCAGGCAGCGAGCCATCAGTCACCCGCCAAGCGTCGATGGTTTGCTCCGGGAAAAGCTGGTTCGGCGTTGCATCCGCGAATTCGCCCTTCAGGAAGCGCTTTTGCAGCCGCGCGCTCATCCCCTGCAGGGTCGCCAGATAGGTCGAGGACAGGTTCTCTGCGTTGTCCCCGGGGTTGATCTGAAACGATGCGTAATCGCCGGGGTTGGGGAGCGGCTTACCCGTCTCTGGGTCCACCTTCTGAATGAACCGCTTGTAGGACCAATGAGCCTTGGACGGCGGATTGCAGTCGTAGTAGGCCCGCACCTTCAGCGGTCGATCCGGCTTGCCCTGCACTTTCTCAACGACCGCCTGCGCCAGACGTGTCAGGGCGATATCCACCGACCCCATCGGGATCTGACTGCACTCGTTGAAGTAGACGGTGGCGAACTCCTTGCCTAGGACTTTCTCAACGCGCTCCTTGTCATCCAGGCCGGAGAACCAGATTTCGCTGTCCTCCGTCCCCGTGTGGATCGAGGCGTATCCATCCCCTTTGTGCATCGTGTGCCGCACACCCGGGAAGGCCAGCTTCATAACCTTAGGGAAGGTGTCCAACACGATGGATTCGTGAACGTGCAGCGCCCGGAAGCGGAAGATGCCGTGCCGGCTACCCGGAGCCTTCAGCGCCCGGAACACCACGTTTCGCACATGCAGGAAGGTCTTACCGCTTCTCGATCCCCCAAACAGCATGCAATGGGTCGCCGGGCCCGATAGCACTGCTTGGGCCTGCAACTGCCTGGCGGTGAGCTGCACTACAGGTCTTGGTCGTGCTGCGTGGCGACGATCTGCACCGGGCCACCATTGGCACCAGTGAGCGCCGTTTCAGTCTTCTCGCGCCAGTCCTCGGGGAATCGGGCGGCCATGGAACGGCTATAGACGCCAGCGTTAAGCGTGCCGCCTCCGGGTTTGCTCAGGATGTGGTCTTGCCCGATGTCCTCCCACCACGCCTGCGCCAGGTCGCGGGATCGCGTTATGGCGTCCAAAAAGTCCGGATACTCCTGCGCCCAGTTCTCCAGAGTCTGGCGAACAACCCCAAGCTTTGCGGCCATCCACGCCTTGGATTTCCCTTCCGCCCCCCATGCCAGCACCATCTCACAATAGGCTGGGTCATAGCCGCTCGGGCGTCCTATCTCGCTCACTTCATTCCGCCTCTTCAACCCACAGGATATCTTGTTCTGAGATAAGGACGTGCTTGTGCCCGTCCGCGCTCTCCGTGGGGTACTCAAGTTCGCTGAATCGAACGATGTCCCCTGGCTTGACGCTCATCTCCAACAGGACGCCTTCGCTCGTCACCCTGCCGGGTCCGACAGCGACG